CGTCCTTTTCGAGTCCATCTATGCGCTCATGTGCAGAGGATGCAGTAAGTTTTTTCATTAATAATTACCTTCCCAAACTCGCAAATCAGAATATTCATTGCTCATTAATTTACGTTTTAGCACATCTTTAACCGCTTGTGTATCTGTCCATTTTACACCAGCTTCTTTTAACCATATGTTTAGCAAAGCTAAATCAACATTACCAACATGCTTGTAATCAGATGCAAAACTATTCTCTGTTACTTCTCTAGCTTGCTTGGCATCATTGAGCATGTAAGACGCATCATAGGTTTGTTTTACAACTAATTTGTCATCCTCAAAAAAATATTTTTCTTTTATTTTTGTAGATGTATTAGCTTTTTTCATTTTCCCAAGCCTCATTTACGTCTGGTGTACTAGGGTCATCACCCTTAAGAGTACCATCGTCATTTCTTGCACGTTTTTTCTTGGCTTTTTCTTTTTGCTCAGATGCAACTTCAATCTCTAAGACTTCAATTGCATGTGGCCTAAAAGAAATTATTTTTTTTATTTCATCTTCTGGAAGATCAACAATGCTACCGTTTTTTACCAGCCCAGCGCTTGTTGACATACTTGGAAATTTAATCAGAACTTTCATTTTTTACTCCTTTGTAAGTAAGGGCAGTTTCCTGCCCCTACTTTATATTATTATGAAGTAGAACAATCGGCAACCATGCCGTTTGCAGCTTCTGACTTAGCACAAAGAGTAAGCTCTGTTGTTACCTGTCTGGTGGTGTTATCACCAGTTTTGGCTAAAGCTACGTTCTTTGTTGGTCTTAGGGTAGCAATTTCCCACATATCATCTTGAAAAATCAACACGTCACGAGAACGGTTTTGACGAGATGGTAAGAACTCAATACTGCCCCAAGGGGTGATATATACTGCTAAAGATTTAACAATAGTTTCATCACCAGCCTGTACTTGTGACCTTTGGTTGTTGTTACCTGTAAAGCTTAAAGCAACATTCATTTGAAAAGCTGATAGATAAACCGTATCTGGATTACCGCCATTTTCCCAAATTGACTGCATGCAACTATCAAAATCAGCTTGCGTAAATGCAGTTTGTGTTCCGTCTGTTCTGGCATCCGTACCATCACCAGTAGCGTTTGCACCGCCTGATCCAGTGTTAGTAATGTTAGATGTCAGCCATACTGGAGCACCAGCTAACTCACGCGCAGTTGAAGAGTTACCTGCAACTTTAGCGTTGTTATCGAAAAGTGCCTTTTCAATATCAAGCTTTTGCTCTTTGGCTATCTTCAAGGTTTGATACGCTATTTCACGCGCACGCCCTGCTTTATCCAGACCTTCATCAGTATCTGGCACAACAACCGCATTTTTAAAGATTTGTGTGCGATTATTAAGCCTGCTGGTTGCAGTCATCGCATTAGCAGTTGTTGCATCACCTTCAATGTGTGCATTTGTAGTGCTTGCTCTTAGCGAGTCTGTTTGCCATTCCACCAAAGTATTGCTTGCATTAATTTTGCGAGACTTGGTGTGAAATGGCGTTTCTTCTGGGGAGATATTAGTGATAATATCACTAAGGTCTTCCCGTATGCCGACAGCATCGTAACTGTCGAACGTGTTGCTTGGCTGAGCCATGTTTTGTTCTCCTTAGAACTAAAGGTTAGAGTCAATCATCAAGCTCAATGCATCGTCTATTGAACCTGACTTACGCAACTTTTGTTGCGCTTTACTACGAGTCACAGCTTGAGTATCGTTCCTGCGCTTTGCGCCAGCCTTTACAACAGGTTTTACATTTTCGCCTTTTGCCTTTGCTTTTGCTCTGTTTTTCTGTAGCTGCCGCCACTTAGTAGCATCATGCAAAGTACGGACATATCGATGGTCAATGACATTCGCCATTTCATCTTCACTAAATCCATATGAAACACCTGTTTCAATCAAATCTTTCTTAATTTTATCGCCCTTTTCGGGATGGATAATATCAGGAATATGCTCTGCAAGCAGCCGCGCCTGTTCTTGCAAATATGATTGTCTTTGTGTTTCATTTTCCTGTTGGCGTTGTTGCGCCACCTGTCTTAATTCGCCAACCTTGGTGTTATACTGCTGCACCGCCTCATCATACTTGATCTTTTCTTCCATATATCCAATTGGATCATTGTCAAAAAGTTCCTTATTCGGAGGGGTAGGTGCTTGCAATCCACCTTGTTGAACTTGCTGCGCCATTTGCAAGACTTGCTCTTGCTGTTGAGCTAATTGCGCTTTTGTTGCTTCTAACTGCTGATTAGCTTCTTGAATCTTTTTTGCAGCCTCCGCATTTTCACGCATTTTTTGCTGAATATAGCTCTGACCCGCGTAGCCTTGCTTTAGTTCACTCAGGGTGCGCCGTTCTTGCGTGCCGTTTACATTTACGTCATACAAGATTTCTTCGGCGTCTGGGTCAACGGCCTCTACCTCGTCAGTATATTCAGTTGCATCATCTTCATATTCGATTTCATCATCGTCATTTGATGCCTCAACGACATCTGCATCTTCTACCGCTTCTTCTACAGCCTCACTCTCATCCTGAGTTGGTTCAACCGTATCTTCTGCAGCTTCTTGCAGATTTTCTTCTTGTGGCGCTTCTGCGCCTTCTTGTGGGGCAAGTAGACTATCTACTGCGCTTTCTAGTGTAGTCGCTTTATTCACGGTGCTACTCCTTTAATTGCGATCTAATAATACTTCAGCAGCAATAGATGCATCTAGTATCATTTCAATCTGGTTTAAGGCACGTACAATAGCATGCGCCTCCTCTCTGGCCTCTACGTCAGAAGCCACACTATCCATGAATACCTTTACTTGGGCATCACGAACATGCTGAATAAACTGCATAAAAGCAGTATCTGTTTTTAACCTTTTAGCCTCATCAGCCTGTATTCTTATATCACTGCTCATTGTTGTTGCTGTGCAATCCCTGCTATCGTTCGTAATTTATCTTGCTCTGCTTTTACTTTCTGCACATCTACGGCTGTTCCGTATTGCCCTGCAATCTTAGCAGCATCTACAAATAAATCTTGCGCCATTTTATCACGCTCTCTGTCATCCTGTGCTGCTGCTTTTTGTGCATCTAGTTGTAGTTTCATCATGTCAGACTGCATCTTACCCTGAGCTTTCATCTGTTCAGCAGCTAAAAATGCTTGGTTAGGATCAGTGCCTTGCGCTGTCTGCGCCTGCGCCTGCTGCTGTAGAGCAAGTAGCTGCTGCTCTATCTCTGGTGTAATCGGTGCATAGTATCTATCAGAGTTACGAATACCTGCTGCAGCCAACATATCAGTTAAAGTATTGCGAATATTGGTTAAGCTAACCATGCCGTTAAAAGGACCATACTGAGTGTATATCTGCTGCTGAACTTGGAAAGCTTGCTGTAGCGCCATCATCTTTTCTTCTTCTCTGCCTGTGCCTAGCCCAACGTTTATACTAACGTCAAAATCAACATTCCAAACTCTAGGATCAACTGGCACAAACTGACCCTGCATACGCATCATCTCTTGCTCATTTGAGTTTTTAACATGAAGCTCTAACATAATTTTAAAGAGCCTTTTCATGCCATCAGCAAGGTTTCTAGTCATAACCTCAACCTGCCCTGCTGCTGCTTGCACCGTAGCCTGCACAGCGGCCTTTGTTGTGCTTTGCATTGAATCAGGATTTAATCCCATGCTTGATCTCGTAACACCTGTTTTTCCTTCAACAAGCTGATCCATGTAATTTAAAGCGCCTAAAGTCTGACCTGCAGTAAAAGGCACGCTTAAATCTTGCACAGACCCAGCCTGTCTCATCCTAACAATTGCACCTATTTCATTATTTAAAACATCTGCAATATTTACAGAACCGTCCACAATTCCTATTCTTGGATTGTTGGTCATGGCTACATTATCAAGAATACCTCTGAGTATTGCTGTAGAGGCGTCCTGATCATCCATAACAAGCTCGGCCAAACTTCTTCCGTAGAATGTATGAGGCTCTGGGTCTACTTCAAATACTGCAAATGGAATATGATCTATTGGCTCAAAATCAAGAAGCTTATAGCTTGTGCCGCCACATATAAATCTGTGTAACACTGGTATTCCTGTGCCATCTACATCAATCTTCATATAGGCCTCTGTTATAGCAACAGAACGCATGGACGCATCTGTTTCCTGCTCCTCATAATCGTCCTGAGAGTAACCCCTTCTTTCAATGTCCTCTGCCTCTGAAATATCAGAAGCTCCATATAGTCCATCAAGATTTACAACATCTTCAAAATCAAAACCTAATTCTACTAACTCGCCAACTCTCATTTCTGTTCGATGAGCAACAACAAATGCATCATCTATATTACGTGCCTGAGAGTTTATAAAAAACTCCTCTGGCGGTACACTTTCTAATTTCATACACCCACTTGGCATTTGTCTGCTAATTTTTAAATCATGCGACGGTAATTCTATTTCTGTGCCAGCTTCATCCATGCTAACACTTGCTGTAACAGTGTGCTCCAAAACAGTAACGTCATCTTCTGATACTATTAAGGTGTACTCTTCTTCAGTTAAATCTGTGTATGAAAATATCTGAGCACGTGAACTAATCTCCCAATAAGCTTTTATAATACCTGTTTTCTTTACGAGCGCATCGTGAAAGGCATCGTTTAGTACGCGATACCCGTCATTCTGGTTAAACACGTAATGCATGTATTCTGTAGCCTGCTCTGCCATAGCTACATCTTCTGGACCACGTGGCACAAACTCAACTGGTCTGCTGGTAGACATGAACACCCTCATTAAGCTAGGCTTAACTGCGCGAACTACATCTCTAACTTTGGTGCTAACACACTTGCTCCTGCCCTCTTCAAATCCAATATCTACCTCACCATCAAAGTAGCGCTGTGCCTTTATTCTATCTTGCGTAATCTCGCTCTCAACAAAGTCTACAGCCTGTGCAATAGCATCCTGTAGGATTGCTTCTATCTCGCGTCTACTTTTTTCTTGTGGCTGCATGTTATTGCTCCTCTGGCCCTTCTGCCTGCAATCCAAGCAAAATTCTTATTTCTCTATCAGTAATAAGCTTACGCTTTTCTGGCGCTGCACCTGTTGCAATCATATTTTTAAGCATTTCTACAGAACGTAATGCTGACCTTTCAGCGCCGCTTTTTGCTATTATTCCAGCGCCTGTCACGCCAATCATTGCTGGGTTGTAAGCAACTGCGCCAATATTTAATGCCTGCATAAGTCCATTTCCAGATGGAGATAATTTACCAATAAGACGCAAAGTGTTTTCACTAAAATTTCCTTTAACAAATTGCTCCATTACCTGCTTTTCTTCATCCAGAAAATACTTGCTATTTCTTTTGCTATTTAAAATATTTGCTACCGCCCTACGGTAATTGTTTACTACATTGCCGCCGCTTCCACTTGCTGCTGCGCTTCTTTGTGCTCTTGTAAATGCCTCATCAAGTAATTCAGATTTTTTGTACCTTTTATTAGCTTCTCTGGCTGCAGACATAAGTGCATTAGCAGGCTCTTTTGCTTCAATTAAATCATCTATTTCATCAATAATTGCACGAATACCCTGCTCCTCTGGCGCTTTATTGTATCTTTTGTATAGACCTTGCCGTAATTTATCTAGTTGTCCAATCGTAAGTTCTTTACCAGCTTGAGCGCCAACTGTTGATAATGCCGCCTTTGTTTGCAAGTCTACATCTGGAACATAATTAAATTCATCGACTGATGCTTTTGCTCTATTAATTAAATTACCCACTTCATCTGTAGAAAACTTGACGCCAGATTTATCCACAGCATCATATGCAACATTTTTAGCATCTCTTAAAGATTCTACAGACGGACGTTCTATAGAGCGCTTAATAGTTTTATTAGCAATTTTACTTGCTGTCATTGGCGCTGCAAATGCGCCTACAACTCTTGCAACTGGCTCTAGGACAGTTCCTTCAGTTGCCTGACCTGCAGCCTCACTGCCTACCCCAGCAACAGCTACTGTAGCGCCACGCCTTAATAAACCAGCAGGCCCACCAACAGCAGCAGGTAAAAATTCACCCACAGTGCCAGCATATTTACCTGCAGTAGTTTGTGCTTGGTAATCATCTGCTGTAGTTGCCTCTCTTAAAGTTCGCCCTGTAACAGTATCAAATATTGGAGTTTCTTGCTCAACCTCACCGCCAAGCAACTGTTTAGCTTCTTGATAGCCTCTTACACCAATCCTGCCTAGTAATTCTGGCGTTTCTGCTAATGCTATACCACCCCTTACAAGGCCACTACCTAAAGATTTAGCAACATCAACTGCAGTAGAAACTTCTTGTTGTGGTTCTGCTCTCAACTTTTGTGCAGCTTGAACAAGCTGTCTAGCTGCGCTTTCATCACCAGCAGCATCTGCGTTTCTCGCTGCATCCATATATTCTTCATACGTTGCCATTGCTACCCTTCTGGCTCTGCAGTGCCACTACCATATTTTTTTAATAAATCATCATCTGAAGCACCAATTGGGCCAGCAGCATCAATAGATATTGGTGTATAACCTGCTGCTCTCATGGCATCTTCTGGGTAAGCATTAAACTTTTTAATAATATCAGTATATCTTTTCTCAACTTGACTTAATGCTTGTAAAAATTGATCTTCTGATTGTGATTGATCTAAATTAGATAATGTTGACATAAGTAAATCAAGTTCTCGTTCACTAACTTGACCTAATGCGCCACCAGTAGGGCTTGCATCTCTCATTCTTTGCAGTCTATCAAAACCAATGCTTGCTTGAATTGGGGCTATAAGCTTTTTAATATCAAGCGCAGCAGTGCCACCAACATTTCGTAAAGCCTGCCCAAATATACCTGTTGTAGGCAAAAATGACTCATCCATTCTTTTTCTAATTTTATCAATATTTCCAAGAACAACACCGCTTGTTACAATAGTTTCTTCTTCAACTTTTTCTTTTTGATCACCGACTTTACTGGTTTGATCAAAAAGCTTTGTTCCCTGTATTGGCAATGCAATTGGCACACCCCTGTCATCAAGCTTTACATTTCCCTGCTCATCTCTAGCCCATGCCGTGTCTTTTGGAGGATCACCCACTGGCGTTCCCGTTGGCCCCACATTTACAGTTGTGCCTGCTTTTGTTTGACTTAAAGCCATTTGCAAAGCTTCTTTCTCAGTTTTAGCTATTCCTTGATTGAGCAAATCTCTTGCAAGCGCTTGATATTGATAAGTTTTCCCAGCTTTTAACCCAGCCAACTCCTTCTGCTGCTCAAACTGTCTCTCCTGTGCAGCCATTTGAAACATCTGTGACGCTGCAGATTTTGCATCTAGTGTGCCAGCTTTTACCAAGTTAGCTAACTCAGTTTGCCCAGCTTGCTCTAGCATGTTCACTGTGCGGTTTTTGCGTAAATCTTCCACCCTCGCCGCCCTAGCAGCTTGAAACTGCGCAGGCAGGTCAGGGTCTGGGCGTATACTCATGCTGTTGAGCCAGCTTGCAAAAGCTGCAGCTTGATCTTTACGCCTGTTTCTGCGCTCCTGACCTGCTAAATCTTCTGGGCTAAAACTTAGGTTTTGCATTTGCTCCTCTGCCATGTCTATCACCCTAATCCAGCCGCCATAAACGGTAATCTTAAATAATCAAATAAACCTATCTGCCTTGATTGTGTGGTTGTAGATTGATTAGGCACAACGCCAAGTGCAGCAAGTGGCGCTGTCAGTGACGCCATTGGTGATCCTGTGTATCCTAAATATTGCTGCCTTGCAGCATCTATGAGCTGCTGGTTTAGCGCCTGTTGCATTAAACCTTGCTGCATTTGCTGTTGCGTAATATCTCTGCTTATGTCAAATGCCTGACCGCCAAGCTGACCTAGCTGACCTGCAGCGCCAGTACGCGCAGCCCGATCACGCATTGCAGCATCTAGTGCAGTATTAAATCCAGCAGCACGCTGTTGCGCTGCAACATCTGCACCCATTCTGCCAAACTCACCTGCAAGCACACCCTCTGCTACACCCTGCCTTGAGCCGCCAAATGCATTTGCTGCAGTTGCCCTTGCGCCTAGCTGCTGAGAGGCTAACTGGCGTTGTCTTTCTATATCCTGCTGGGTTCTATCAATAACCTCGCTTGTGTATGGGTTCATAAACGCACCAACTTGTAGCGGTGCTTGCATCGCCCTTTGCGTACCACCTATTGCGCCCTGCAATGCCCCTGCTGCTGCTTGGTTTACGTTAAAGCCCTGCTGTGGCTGCGGCGCTTGCTGCTGTACTTGACTTGTGGGTATCGCAGGCGCTCCCCCAAATCCATATTGAGGAGTGTATTCTACACCATCTTTAAAAAATGTTCCTTGAGGCGTAAGTGGATTATACGTTGCGCCTGCTTGCATTGCAGGTTGTGCTGCCATTGTTGGTGCTGGTGCTGCTGCGCCCATTTTACAAATTCCTTATAATAAAATTAAACATCATAATTATCTGCCGCCTATGTTTCTACCGCCTACGCCAGTTTTTTGCGCTCTTTTGGCAAATGCGCCAGTGCCTTTTTTAGCATCCCTTTTTCTACGTCTATCACGAGCAGCCTTTCTTGCTGCTTCTGCTGCATCGGCTATCTCACTTGTTATAAAATTCTTTGTATCTGTAAGACTACCAAGTAATCCTGTGGTTGGATCATCTTGTGCAAAACCACCGCCAACATTACGGATACCTGCTGCAAGCATAGAGTCTGCTGCTAATCGGTTTTGATCTACGATTTTAGCTGCGTTGTTAAAATCCGCAGAAGTTAGATCGCCTTTTTTCTTACTAACAATTTGGTTATCATTTGTTAAATAAGTAACAATTTCATTCTCATTTGCTGCTTTTATACCAGCATTAAATGCTGGGTTGTCCTCAACATTTACTGTACCACCAGTAGCAACAGCATCTGAAACTTGTTGACCAAAATCAGCAAAAGCATCTACAACTGCTTGATTAGCAACATCTTGACTACCGCCATATGTAGTAAAGCCAGTACCGCCTACGTTGCCCACGCCAGTATCAATGATAGAGCTAGAACCACCACCGCCTCCTCCAGTTGTAGTGGTAGTAGTTACAGGGGTAGTTGTAGTCGTGTCTATAACTTCACCCATGTCTAAAGGAGTTGTGGATATTGGATTAAACGCACCAGAAAATGGATCAATAAACAGCGAGTCAATAAATGCTTTTTGCGCTGGTCTGCGTCTGCCAAACTCATCTAGCGCTTCTTCAAACATAGGCGCAGATGAGTAGCCTCGCACACCACCTGCAAAAGTTTGCGGTGCAGGTACGCCCATGTCAAAATCGCTACTTCTTATTCCCACAGTAGCAGAAGGCAAAGCAGAAGTACCTAAAGTGGTAGGTAAACCAAACGCACTTCCAAGCTGCTGTGTTGATGCAAATGCTGCTTCCTGCGCTGGGGTCATGGCAGCAACCTCTGGACCGTAATAAGGCACATACCCAATCTTACTAATTAAATCTGCCCTCTCAAGATTGCGTCTTGCCGCATCTTCAATGTACTGTGGTACTTCAACTGTTGAAGTTGTTGAACCGCCTTTACCGCCTGACATTATCCAATCTCCTTAATAAATGACGCATGCATTGGTTTCCAACCGTGTGCTTTTAAAGGTTTCTTCCATCCAAAACGCCCTGTTATCGTTATAGCTTCGCATCCTTGTGCTTTAGACCATGCTATCACATCTTTGTGCATATCCAAAAGCTGATCTAGCTCACCACCACCTAAAAACACATTTAACATCTTTTTTCTAGGATATACCACAATTTCTGTTACTATGCACCCCTTTGGCGCAGGCCACAACTGCATCTTACCAGAAGTAATGCCATCAATCACATCAGAAAGGCTATGTGTGCCGCCAGAATACTCAAGTGCAGCCTCTATCCAAGACTGGCATCTGTCTATCTCGCTTATGTGTGACATATCATTCATTTAACTAAAACGTACTCAAGGCAACACGTTTCCAAATAGCTGCAGCGCCATCATAAGAACCTGTGCAAATGTATATATAATTTGTATCCCAAGCAATCATATTAGCAACATCCCCAGCAGCACCAACGCTTGAGGCTGGCGCTGGTTGCTGTGTTGCAACTTGCCGAAATGCGTTTGCAGAAGAAACAACAACATATTTCTTTGTTCTATCCCAAAGTAAAACACCATCTTCTGCTGCAGCAGAATCTGTCTCTTTTGCATCTAGCTGATTAAGGGCACTTGCAAGGTAGCGCCTAAGATTCTCACCCCATTGTGATACATTTTGTGTAAGTGGTGGGATAACCCTCATCTTTTTCCACCAGCCTTTGCTTCAAGACGCATAATACCAACACGCCAATCTGCGCTTCTTGCACCTTCAACACGCATCCTAACCTGTCTACCAGTAAAACGAACGTCTGTAGGATTAGACATGGTAAACGGTCCATGCTCTGTTTCGCTTGCATTAGGATAAAACCTTGTTTTAAACTTAGCTGTCACATCGCCCTGCGTTTTTTCATCAGGAATTAAACTGGTCACACGCATTAATCTATCACCTGCGCCTATAGCTATTGGGCCTGTTTCTGCAAATGGTGTGCCGCCGCTATAGCTGTGACCAATCTCATGCTCAAAAACATCACCATCAGCGTCCACCCAAAGTGGATCTCTAAATACACCACTATCTACTCCAGACGTTCTATCTAACTGACCTATAGTCCAAATGTTTTCTACATAATCATACACGACATAACGATCACATTCTGTAGAGCCGCTACTTGGATAAAACCACCATATCTCATTCCATCGTGAATTTGGTATTGCAGCTATCTTACTGCGTTGGTCATTATTCATATCGCTAAATACATAATCACCAACCTCACATGGTATTTCTCTTACAGCGCCACCTGAGTAAATAAAGAAACTTCTGCGCCCCATCCAAATTACACCTGCATCAATAGACGCTGCAGCTTTTGGTGCAGTTAATCCGCAAGACGTACCAACGCGCTCAAAGCCATACACAAAGGGTGGACCTTGATATGTTGCTGTATGTGCATCTTGGTCTGTCAAAATAAGCGCTTGGCCTCTAGTTCTTAACCCAGCCAAAATTGTGCCATTTGTTTGCAACTCAATATCACCAGCCTGATTAGTCGCTGCTGCTGTCCACACTGTATTATTTTCTCTATCGGAAAACTGAACTTTTCTTGGGTTGCCGCCTGCACCTAATGCAAAAACAAACCTTTCTTCAGTTACCATCATGGCAGTATTGCTGGTTGGCGCATTGGATAG